AAGACCAGAACGCGTGCTTCCGGCACCAGGCGAACAGGGCCTTGATGTGAACGGGCTTGCGGTTGTCACACTCACGCATCAAGCGAACGCTGTTTGCCCAGCTGGCTATGTTGGGCTTCCGTGGGCGGTCGTCACCCAGTTGCTCGGAAATGCTGACCCACATCCACTGCGCCAGCTCCAGATCTTCAGCCGTTCCCCAGTGCTTGCCGCTTTGAATCGCTGCTTCTGGCCGTTTTGGTTCGCTTTCAGGCTCAGGAGGTTCAATTACGATTGGCTCAACAGTGTCCGGCCGATCAGGTCCGGACGTTTCTTCTGCCGTAATCTCTGGAGTAGTCTCTGTAGTAATCTCTGTAATAGATTGGCGCTTTCCGCCACTACTGTTTGGCGCTTTCGTACATTCTTGATTGGCGCTTTCCGCCATTCTGTCAGTCGTACCCGTACAAACTTGATTGGCGGATTCCGCCATTCTGGTAACAAGCCCTAATAGAGCGGCCTCCAGCGCATCGGTGTTCACGCAGAAATAAAGCTTGGCAGGAACGCCACGCCGGTCTTCAGACAGAAAGCCAGCCTGAACCAACCGTTTGCGCGCAGTCTCTTGTTCACGCCGGCCAAGGCCCGTTTCCTGCTGCCATTCGGCCTGTGATTTGTAAAACCAGCCATCTGTGCGATTAGTACGGCTGCGCCAGTAACAGCATTGGGAGAGCATCAGGGCACCGGTAACACCCACGCCAAGGTCAACGTAGGCACGGTGAAACGCGATGGGTCGGCTTAATAGATCGATGGTGCTCACTCCAGCCCGCCTTGTAGGTTATTAACCGCCCACTTGCCCGCAACCCAGTTGATGCCCTTAGGGGTGAACTTAGCGCCGTTGTAGGCGTGGTCATTCTTGGCAACACCAGCGCGCACCACGAAGCGGCCAGCGTCCATGTGCTGCTGGTATGGAGTCCACTCGCCGCCAAGTTTGTACATGATTCCTTTTTCTTCCAGGAAGGCGCGGAACTTGAATTCATTAACGCCCAATAGCTTGGCGACCTGGCGGAAGCCTTTAGAGCCAGTCTCTGCCGTGACGTACCGGTCAACGAACTCGATGGCGGGCTTTGCCTGTTCCAGCAGAGATAGTGCTACCTGCTTGCGCTCCATCTCGTCAGCCCAGGCACGAGCAGCAATGGCGGGGTTGCTGAAGTCGGGCAGGGCGGGTGCGTTTGATTCCAGCTCGCGCCACCGGTCGACAATGGCAGCGCGGTACCGGATGTTGTAGCCAGCAATCAGAATGTCGCACTCTCGGCGGGGGAGGTTGAAGCACGGTAGAGTGCGGCCGGTGCTGTCTTTGTACTGAGCTGAAAATTCAGCTGAGTGAATATTGAGCGCTTCGTACATGGTGCGGATGTCGGCCATCACGTTGCGATGCTCCTTCTCGCACAGCCGAGCAATGTCACGACTACTCATAGTTAGAGCAGCGCTATTCACAGTTACGGTTAAATCGTTCATACTTACTCCGTTATTTGATGACCCGCCGAGCTGTTTCCGCAGCGCCTGAGGCGGGTTTCTTCGTTTTAGGCTTCCGCCAGTTCTTTGATCGTCACCAGCACATGTCCACCAGCGGTAACCTCTCGTCTTGAAATCGTCAGCACGTCTATCTGACTGTCATCCAGCCAAACGCCGGCGTGGGTCAGGCTGTCCTGTACTGCTTTGATAAGGTTATCTAAGTCACGCTGGCGGCGGTCAGGTGGAAAGGCCTGAATGTCCAGAGCAACACGGCCCTTGAGCGCCACCGGCATCGAGCGCAGCAGCTCCAGAACCTTTGCCCGAACCTCTGACCGGTAGAGCCGCCCCGGCTTGCTGATGAGCACCCTGGGCCGGCCTTTCACAACCGTGCTGCGCCAGTAGTGGTTCACCGATGGCGGGAAGGGCAGTTCTATCGTTTTGAGTTCTGGCATTGCCTGCTCCGTCTGCGCATTTCAAAAACTGCCTTAACGTGACGTGTCACGTTCTCTCTGTACTGTTCTGGACATTCCGCCAGCCTTGCCTTCCGTTCGTCCCGATCTACACCGGCTGCGACGTAGGCGCTCCACTCACCCAGTGAGTTCATCCGGTCATCTCGTTAAGGTGGGGCCCGCCTTCTGCTAAGCTGCCGTTGCTACACAAACCAACTCAGAAAAAGGAGGCCCCATGGCCACTGAAACCGATTCTCCCGAACGCATTGCTGCCGACATTCTTATTTCGATGATGAACAGCGGTGTCACCGAAAGTCACAAGAAGCTGGCCAAGCCTGACGAGGCCGTTGAAGCATTTAAGAAACTGTTCAAAGCAGTCCACAACGCCCGCACCGACTCAATGGGGGACTAAGCTTCAAAAGCCGGCGCGTCAGCTTCCTTGAGGGCGCGCAGGGCTTTAATAAAATCCTTCGCCGTGCTCTCAATATCCATTCCTGTCTGGCCTGTATGCTGCACCACCTTCTCCATCCGCCAGCGCACTTCTTCACTCGTAATCTCCACGGCAGGCGCCTGATCTGCGTTTTCGGCTCCCCCTGCTATCAAGCCTGCGGGATTGGCTGCCAACACACGTCTGCTGCCTCTGTGCCCGGGCTTTGTAATAACGCCCATCTCTTCCATCGCATCAATCAAATTTGCGGCCCGGTTGTAGCCAATTTTGAACTTTCGCTGAACGGTGCTGATCGAAGCGCACTGTTCTGCGACAACAAATTCAGTGGCCTCTTTATAGAGCGAATCGTCCGCGCCCGGGGGTTGTCTTTCGTTCATGTCCGGTCTCCTTTGTTAGTTATCAGGCCCGTTTTACGCCATGGCCCATGGCGACAAGTTCCGCAACTGTCATTGCGTTGATGTGGTGGATGAGGCTGGCGCGAATCCCTCGCCGATCTATGAGGCCCGTGGCCCGTGATGGAACTAGGTTCCGATCTGTCTCGCATCAGCCTGCACATTCACTGCATCTGCGAAGGACTCACGCGGGCGAACCCGGCACACGCTTCCGGCTTGCGTGGGAGCCCTTCCAGATACAGGCTCTTGACGGGAGCCACTCGGCACGATCACCTGGGCGGTGGAGGTAAAACCTTCGGCTCGTGCGGCTGGCGTTCTATGGCCGGGACCCTGTCCCCGGCTGCAATGTCGGCACCTGGGCTTTCACCCGGCCAGCGTTACCGGCTGCTTCTGGTGGCGCTGCAGCTCGCGCTTGCTGATGGGCGGAGCCCTTAACCTTTGCTAGTCTTGAGTTGCCAAACCACTAAACTCACAAAGGAAGGCTCCATGACAAAATCAGTTCGCGCTGTCGGCATTCCCTGGTACAGCAGAAACGACTATCCGAAACTCCGGGAAATCTTTGACGACGGCCACAAGCTCCCCGCCAGCTTCAGCGATTGGCTGAAGGGAGCGCAGCGACTCAAGGACGAACAGGAGCGGCGCGGAATCGGCGTTGTGAAGGCTCACATCAACCCGCACACATTCCCCGCCTGGTGTGCCGGCCGGGGCCTGAACATCGACGCCAGCGCACGCATAGAATTCGCCAACCTTGCCGCTTACCGGGAATATGGACAGACCCACTGATGCGCGCATAACTAGCAGGACCTCACTGGAAGACTTCGACATTCAAGGTCCAGAAGAAACGCCAGAGCGATAACCGCAACTTGATCGATAGTCCCGTCGGGGCCGGATATGTGAGGGTCGCCATTTCGGTAGGTGCGAAAAATCGCCTTGCCCGAATCCCGATCGATCTCCACCAACAAGGCCTCCCGGCGCGGGCTGTCGGTACCAAATCGCGAAGATACGCCTATGGCCGCGCAGGCAGAGCAGGAGCGCGGTGGAGACACAATGTCCTTTGCCGCCTTCTTAATGGCCTTGGCCATTTTCTTTTCCAGAACTTCACGGCTTTCTGCTTCGGTCATCTTTGGCTCCTTTTTGCTGTACAAATATCCACCACAGTTCAGGGCGGTACCTTTCGTGACTGAAAACGGTTTAATAGAAACCATCACGCAGCCTCTCCTGGCTCTTTGCCAGCAGGCAGGCCATCTGTTGGGTTCGGGTAGATGTCGGGGCGGAGCTGGTGAGGAGTTACCTCCCAATTACGAGCGCAGGAATAGCGAATCACCATATCGGCGGGAATCCGCCCACGGCTGCGCCAATTGTTGAGCCTTTGAAGGCTCACTCCGAGTTTTTGGGCTAGAGCAGAAGCTCCGCCTGATTTCTTAATATCGCGGGCAAGTGTCGTCATGGGTACAAATCTAAACGTTGCGTGTAGTACAGTCAACAAAATGTGCATTGCGGGCCGACGAATAAACACAAACAATCTGTTTATGAACGAGACAGCGCACAGAGTTGACAAAGAACTAAACGATATCGGCAGAAAGTGGGCCGACTTGGCGCGCCATATTGGCGTGAGTGATCAAGTCGTGCAGAACTGGAAAGCCCGCGGCATACCAAAAAACGCATTGCCGAAAGTGGCTGATTTTCTGGGCAGAACCATCGACTGGGTGATGACTGGCAACAATGCTGGTCATGCGGTCAGTGAGCAGCGCGCCCCATATCACCGAATCACCACCCAGCCGGCAGATGAACTCGAGTTCTTTGGGCACATGGATGTCTGGGATAGCAACACCCCACTTGGTAAAGATGAGGTTGAATTGCCACTATTCAGGGAAGTAGAGCTGGCGGCCGGGGCGGGCCAAACTCAAGTGATCGAGAACCACGGCGCCAAGCTGCGATTCGCAAAGTCCACGTTGTCACGGGCAGGCGTACAGAAAGAACACGCCGCATGCGCATTCGTGCGAGGCAACAGCATGGACCCCGTCATGCCAGATGGCACTTGTGTCGGCGTTAATACCGGCGATACCACCGTCAGGGATGGCGAAATCTACGCGATCGACCACGATGGCATGCTGCGTGTGAAGTACCTGCACCGCCGACCAGGTGGCGGCATCAAGATCGTGAGCCAGAACTCAATCGAGCACGAAGCCGAGGACTACACGGCCACACGTGTGGTTGAAGAGAATATCAGGGTCATTGGGCGGGTTTTCTGGTATTCGGTGGTTAGGTAAAGGGGCGATCAAGCTGTGAAAAACGAATCCTTCAGCGATATGAAAGCCGAGATAATGGCCAGCAAGCCTAAAATGATTTTTCTCATTTTCGTGCTGATTGTTGGCGTTCTTGGGCTCGTCAGTAATGGGCTGAAAATTCCAGGGCTGCAAGGTAAAGCGATAAGTACCACCTACGACCAGATGATGGAAGATGTCTATCTATCTGGCCTTACGTCTGCCCAGATGGCAGATAGAAAGTCCAGTTATGTGGGCAAGCGGGTCAGCTGGGTGGGCACTGTCACTGATGTAAAGCCGGGGTCATGGGGTAACACCGTTTATGTGAGCGATGGCGAGGAACAAACGCTCACAGACTACTACCTTGAAGGTATTCCAAAGGAGGAATCACTGCGATTGTCCGTTGGAGATTTTGTTCAGTTCTCGGGGAAGATCGATAGAATCCAAGATGGAATTCTGACGGGCTACGTCTACCTGACAGCCGTAAATCTCAAGTAGCTCCAGCAAATAGTCCGCTAAAATCACAAGCCCGCCGATGAGCGGGTTTTTTATTGCCTGCAATTCCTGATCCTGGGCGCTTTGATCTCCAATTCATTTTGGCGAAGTGCATTCCCGATTTCCGCTTGCGGCCCCAGTCTTTCGCGCTTTCCCCAGACAACTCACCTGCGCCCACTTCTTGCGCTCGAAAATAGTTTATAAAAACTAAACATTATGTGTTGACGAGTGTAAACAGTACGTTTAGTATTTAACACATAACGTTGATCAGGGAGACAACATCATGGGACGCAAACTTAAACCAACATATCCACGCATGCTCGTAGAGCTGGCGGACACCACACTTTTACCGCCGCGCCGTGGCCAGGTCGTCATGCTCGCCGCTCGCGGAATGAGCGCCAAAGAAATTGCCCGGGATCTGGGCATCTCGCCAGATACCGTTTCATGGCACCTCGACGAAGCCAAAGACCAGTTCCACGCCC